TATAAAGTCATCTTCCATCTGTTCATCAGATTTCATTGGTGCTGACTCCATAGGTTTTGACATCATGATAGTCATTTGATTATCAACATCTCCACCTTCTTGTTTTTGTTCTCTAACTATAGGTTTTTTTAAAGCTATTTCTAGAAGTTCTTCAATTCTATTATCTGAAAAACCTCTTTGTCTTAATTGATTTGTTGTATCAGTCATTAGTTCTATCGTCTTCGGTGCGTTAGACTTCCCTTCTATATAAGCTCTAAGGTTAGGTGTAGCTTTTAGTTCTTTAGACTTCCCTTCCCATCTAAGGCTAGGTGTAAGTTTTGGTGCTTTAGACTTCCCTTTTTTCTCAGCTCTAAGGCTAGGTGTAACTTTTCCACCAGATTGTTTTGACTCTCTCTTTTTTTCTTTAGAAACTATTGGAGCTACAGAAATAGCTATACCTTCTAATTGTTCTTTCATAGATTTATTTCGTGCCATTATACTCCCTCATTTCTCCTTAGTTCTTCTTTAACTACAGTAGGTAATTCTATTAATCTAACCAGAGAACTCACTTTCCCCTGGAGTCGGTACATTTCCTGTTCCGATGTTGCCACCGCCAGTTCCTGTAACGCCAAGTTCTTGAGGTCCTTCAGGTGTTCCTCCAGCGCCAGCCATAGCTGTGGGTTGTTGACCACCGGGTTGAGTTTCTGTGCCTTCGTTTTGTCCAGCATTTTGCATTCCTATTATTTGAGCCATAACTGCAGCTTCTTCTGGATCATTAAGAATTTCTTCAGGATCTAAGTCTAAGCTGTAGGCTAGTTCACTAATCAATTTAGAAACCTTAACAAAAGGAGCAACAGCAGGATTCTGTGCAGTCTGTAAGAACATAGTCAATCTTTGACTTCGTACTTCTTTTTGCATTAAGCTGTTTGTTCCAGATGCTTTAATTTCTAAATCACCTTTAACATCCATATCACCTTCAAAGAACTGCATGTTCCATTGAAAGTATGACTCCCCTAATGGCTTTAATAAAAAGTCATCAAGATTCTTGACAACTGTTTTAATATTTAAACTAGCAGCACCTAATAACATTGACATACCTGATGCTGTTCTTGTCATACTCTGAACTCCTGTTTGTCCATGAGAATAACTTGGAATACCTGTTTGCTCATCTGCAAGTTGTCTGAACTTATCAAACATCATTAAATTTTCTTGTGATGTATTTGGAAACTTCAAACCATTTATAGCTGTTCCGGGATTTCCAGTTTGTCTTCTGAATATCTTACCCGGATATATTTCCATTGATTGTCCACCTACTAAAGCAGACTCATCTACATCAAAAATAACAGAACCTGATAAAGCTAAGTTATCAATAGCCATTCTTGCATGACCATTCATAACTTGCTGTGCATCATTCATATTTTCTGCAACACCTATACCAAAGAAATTATAAGGAT